CGCTGGATCCATTCGTTATACCCCCCTGGAACACTCTGATCGTTTTAACGTGCTGTTGGTGAACCCTATGGTGGGGCTTGGAACACTCTTGGTGGGGTACCGGGCTTGGGGTGAAATCGGGTGTTGGGCGGGTAGCGGGCTTATTGGGTTGGTGGGGCTGGTGCTGGGAAGTGGTGGATTTTGGCAAAGGACCGCCGCAACCGGCGCTGGTGTGGCGCGGGCTGGCGGTGTTTGACGTGAACAAGTGATTGAGTCAGAGGCCGTTAGAGAGGTCTGAGTGCTTGGGCTCGGGAACCGGGGTGTTCGAGCCACGGTGGACCATTCTCCGTGAACGCTGGTGTGGGGGCCAGTCGGGCACGGTTTCAGGCCATTCCAAGGGCCGTTGGGGGCTGCAAGGAAGTGCGCTCAGGCCGCCAGCCGATTGTTGAAGTCGGCTCGGTTCGGCGGTCGCGAGTGTTTTCACGCCGGGGTATTAACCCGGCTGACAGGCGGCTTACGCGAGGCGGTGACGGGCGGGTGGCGCCCTATGTCCAAATCGGCTACCTGGCCGCAATCAGTGCGGCGATGGCCCCATTTTGTGGGGCTGGCATGTACTCATTTCACAGAACGCCCGCTGCTTCCTGCGCCCTGGTTGGGGGCGGCTGGGAGGTCGGGAAAGTCTTGGGTGTCGAAGGCAATGGTTCCCAGGCGAACGCGCAATCTCGCCGGGCGAGTTCGAGTCGGGTGGTGGCTGGGTCGCATTGGAGCATCCACTGGATAGGCTCGGAAGCGTCGATGCAAGTCCAAATGCCGGCGCGCCGGAACCAAAGGGCACGGGCGGTAAAGGGCGGGTCGGAGGAATGGACGGCGAGCACGCGGGCCTGGTTGGGGACGTAGCGAGGGATTGGGAGCCGCCTTGGTTGGCGGTTGCTTCGACCGTTGGACCGAGATCCGTACATAGCGAGAGCGTCCGAGGCTACGAACGAGCGATCTTGGTGGAGAGTCGCGGTATTGCGGAAAAAAAGGCGGCCCGAGTATTTCGTCACGAATCGTTGGGGAACGTTTCGCCGCCGAGTAGTTACCTATCCCGGCCGGGCCATTCCGAAATACTGCCCGAAAGAAACCACGGGTTGGACTTGGTGTCAAGCCCCGTGGTTGACAATTGGAAGGGCGGGGGTAGGGTCGGAACGCTTGAGTCCCCGTCATCCATATCAATTTTGCTGCCGCTCAACGGAGTTTCTTCCTTCGGGATGGCGCTCAAGCAACCGGGGGGCGGCGGCTTTCCTCTTTTATCCATGAAGATCGACGAAATTGTAGTCCCCAAACGAAGCCGGAAGGACATGGGCAACCTTGACCAACTGGCGGCAAGCATCAAGGAGATTGGCTTGCTTCACCCGCCGGTTGTCGATGGCGATAACGTGCTGGTGGCCGGTGGTCGCCGGTTGAAAGCGGTCAAGATGCTCGGATGGACGGATGTTCCGGTGCGGATGGTAAAGACGCTTGGCGAGGCGGTCATGGCGCTGAAAGCGGAGCGGGACGAGAACACGTGTCGGGAAGGGTTAAGGCCGACGGAGGCGTTTGAGTTGGGGACACGGATCTTGAAGCTGATCAAGCCGGAGGCGGAGAAACGGAAGGCGGAGGGGCAAAAGTCGGGCGGACGCGGAAAAAAGAAACTTGGTGCCGATTCGGCACCAAGTTTAGACAAAACCCGCGACCAAATTTCCGAAGCCGTCGAGATGGGCAGGGACCGTTACCAAAAGATCGGCGTTGTAATGGCGGCTGCCAAGGCGAACCCGGAACTCCTGCCCGTGGTTGAAAGAATGGACGCGACGGGCAACGTGAACAGAGCGGTCCGCGAAATAGCGCGCGCCAGAGTCATCGAGAACGTCAAGCTTCCGTCCGGGAAGTTCCGAGTTATTTACGCGGACCCGCCGTGGAAGTACAGCGATGGACTGACGGAACGCTACGGCGCGACCGAATACTTCTACCCAACCATGAGCATCGCCGAGCTGTGCGCGATGCCGATTCGAGAGTTGTGCGATCCCAACGCCGTCCTTTTTCTTTGGGTGACCGCGCCGTTGCTGGATGAATGTTTTCCAGTCATCAAAGCGTGGTCCTTCACCTACAAAACCAACTTCGTTTGGAACAAACTGCGACCAAACTTCGGCCACTACCACAATGCGCAACACGAGCACCTTTTGCTTTGCACCCGCGGAAGTTGTGTGCCCGACATCAAGGAATTACTGCCATCGGTTGTCGAAATCAAACGCGGCAAGCACAGCGAAAAACCGGAGGAGTTCCGCCAGATGATCGACAAAATGTACCCCCACGGAAGGCGCCTGGAACTGTTCGCGCGCAAGGAGACCGAAAATTGGTCGAGCTATGGAAACCAAAAGCGTTGAAGCCAAGCTCTTCGACTACGGCATCCATAACGAGGCGTCCAACATTCGCGCGCACGTCGCCCCACTGGCTCGCATCCTTTACGTTTTCCCTACCATCTGCGCCGTCCGCGCCATGGCGAAATTCCCGGTAAAGTCCGCCTACCAAAACGGCGTGGCCGGAAAGACCGCCACCGGACATACGGTCCCGCCTTCGGCCATCCAGAACATCCGAAAGTTGCGCATCGCTGAGTTTCGGTTGGAGGGCTTTACCGAGGACCTGGCCACGTCCGAAAAAGGTCAGAGGGCCGTTAGTATCGTTTCGGAGTTTCTAAAGGCGGGGCGATTTCCGTTGTGGCTGGATGGAGAGTTTGTGCTGGAAAAGGAAATGCAGATTACAGGAACCGACATCAAGGTTCGCGGCCAATGGAAGATTGAAGTGAAGTGCGACTTTCGAGCAAGCGACATGTGGGGTGAGCCCGATCCGCGTTGCACTGGAAACCTCTATCTTCAAATAGCTGAGCGCAACCCATTAAAGCGAATATGAGCACAGCGATTCAACTCGAAGCGTGCCTGCCGCCGACCGGGCAATCCTACGTTTTGCGCCCCTACCAAGAGCAGTCAGTCGAAGCCGGCGTCGCGTTCATGCAGGGGCCGGGCGCCGAGAATGGAATTATCGTCCTTCCCTGCGGGGCCGGTAAATCCCTCGTGATCGCCGCCATCGCCAAGCGCTTAGGCGGGCGCTGTCTGGTGTTTGCGCCATCCCAAGAACTGCTGGCTCAGGATAAATCGAAGATGGAAGCGTTCGGAGTGAGCCCGGCCGTCTATTCTGCTTCGTTCTCAAGCCGGGAGGTCGGCGACATTACACTGGCAACAATCGGATCGGTAAAAAACCGGTCGCACCTTTTCGAAGCCTTCGAATATATCATGGTCGATGAGTGCCACCTTGTAAACTCGCGCGGTGGAATGTATGCGGACTTTTTCGGGGCGCTGGAGGGTCGTAAGGTCCTTGGGTTTACTGGAACGCCTTACAGATTGTCACATGATGCCTTCGGAGGCGCGATTTTGAAGTTTCTCACGCGGACCCGCCCGCGCATTTTCAGCAAAGTCGTTCACGTCGTTCAAAACGGAGACCTGTTCGACCAGGGGTTCTTATGTAAGCTGGATTACAAATCGGTCAAAACGGGCTTTGACCCGGCGCGGTTGCGGCTCAATTCGACCGGTGCGGATTACACGGACGAATCGGTGCAGCGGCACTTCGCCGAACTGAGCTTTGATGACCAGATTGTGCGGTGCGTCCATCGACTGCACGAACTTGGCCGGCGCGGTACGATCGTCTTCTGCCGCTTCGTCGAAGGGGCGACTTACGTAGCCGAAAGAATTCCCGGCGCGGAGGTCGTTTCAGCCAAGACGCCGCAGAGAGAACGCGAGCGAATCATCGAGGGGTTCAGAGCCGGCGAAATCCCAGTCGTGGCAAATTCGGGGGTCCTAATTCACGGATTTGATTATCCCGAACTGGCGAATTGCATCCTGGCAAGCCCGACGTGTTCGCTGGCCAGATATTACCAAAGCGTGGGCCGCTGCGTGCGTCCGCATCCGTCGAAGGAATCGGCCTTTGTGGTCGATATGGTGGGACTCACGAAGCGTTTCGGACGGATCGAGGATCTGAGGATTATTCGCGGGAGCAATGAGAAATGGTTCATAAGTGGGACGAACGGCAAAACCCTGACGAACGTATACCTGGAAAACAGCCTATCCCCCGAGCGAAAGAAATGGGCGCAAAGGCGGTGGTCCGGAGGGGGGAAGTGGAGGAGGTAACTGTGAGCGAATGGAACGACATAAGACTGGAGCACGAACAGATGAAAGACACATGCCAAGCCCCGCCGTTGGGTGAAACCTATAAGCGGTATGTCACGGGTGAATGGGCCGATTTAAGAACCGAGTTGGAAAAGCAGATCGAAGAGACCGTCAAGCGGCATAACCTGGCAGTCGAAGAACTGACCGAAAAGCAGTTTGTGTCCGCGATCAAACAGGCCATCGAGTGCGGGGATTTTACCCGACTGGTCAGGGTGACCGATGGCGGCCAGTGCGTCGTTTACATGCCATTCGAGCGGGAGCAGAAACTGGAATCGCAAGTGGCCGAACTGAAGCAGCAGGTGGAGGCGCTCACCCGTGCCACCGATCCACCGCGGACAATCGCAATCGACGAGGGGACGAAAATATGAGCGAGAGAATCCATTCAAGCGCCGACCGCGCCAGGCTGATCGAACAGTTAATCGATGAGCATGCCCGCACGTGGGACGGCCCAACGAAATCCCTGCTGGCGACCGCGTTCTCGCAAGCCCTTCGGTGCGGGGATTTCGTGCGCCAGGTAAATTTCCCGTCCGGGGTCATCAAGATCGTTTACAAGCCGTACGCGAGGGAGTGCGAACTGATGGGGCGGCTGGACGAAGTGGAGAGGCTGGTCAAAGCGTTCGTATTGGCTTCGGGCGAGCCGGAGGAAAGGGTCGCGACCAAAGCGCTTGAGGAATGGTGGATGCGAAACAGGAGATCGATATGAAACTGCTGCAAATCAGCGAAACGATGTGGATCAATCCCGATCACATCATCAGCGCGACGACGTATTACGGCGGTCTAAAGCTGTATCCAGATGAGCATCTAAAGGGCTTGGTTTTCGAAGTCGAGTTGGAGTTCCAAGAAGCCGTCCGGAAGGAGCTTGGGATTGAGGAGGCGAAATCGTGAACCGCCGATCCTTTCTCGCCGAGGCCCTGAAAGCCGCCACCGTGTTTACGATTTTGCCCGGCGCCGGAAGGCTTTGGGTGCCCGTGCCCTTCGAGGAGCGCGTGCCGTTTAAGCGGGGCGTTCTTCAGATAGGTTTTGGGCCTGGCGTGGAAGTTGGGTTTCGCTACCGGCTAAGACCCGGCGAGGTGTGCATCCAGGGCGCTGTTGATCGCAACGTGCTCGAACAGTACGAAAAAACCCATCGGATCATCTGGGACGATCCGATCAGGGCGGCAAAAATGAAGGTGCTTCTCAAGGAATGGACCAGAGAAACGGGCTGGGAATCCGCATGACCAAAACCAACTTCGACGACGTGGTTTCGGACTGGCGCGGCGAGGACCGTCCGCACCTGGCCGGTTGGACAAAGGGCGGCAAGCCGATCTTCCGCGGAACCGAGGCTGAGTGGCGCGCGCGGTTCATCGACAGCGAAGAGATCAAGGTCGAAGTCGAGCGGGTGGTTCGGATTTTGGAGAACGCGTTCGACTCCGTCTAAGGCCTAAGCTCATCAGGCCACCCTTCTTCCAAATCGTTCGCGCGCGCCCAACAATCCTTGCTCGGGATCTGAGCGGCCACCGGCAGGTAACACCAGCAACCCAACGGAACCAGGCGCCCGGTGCGCGGGTCTTCCATGGTCTCGGGGATATGCCCGCAGGATTTGCGCTTTGGATCGTAAAGGGCGCACTTGGCGCAAGCGGCCAGTCGTTGCTCGCCCAGTGCGCCGTCCCGCCGACCGAAACAAAACCGAAGCATCATCAGACCCGCCCGGAAGATTCTCGGGAAGGACTCGATGGGTTCGAGATTGAACAGCATGGCCGTGGCGGCAAAGAGCATCGTTTTCATTAGCCAACCTGAAGGATGCGCGCGACCGATGAGACGGTGGGCGCGTTGCGCCGTTCGAGATCCTGGGGCGCTTCGTTTTCGAGCGCGTAACTGAGCGAGTCGAAGGCATGTTTCCATTGCGAGCCGCGCCGGATCAGTTCGGTGCGGTTGGGGCCGGGCATGAGATAGCGGAACATCTGGATGTGTTCCTTGCACTTGGCGCTGACTCGAATCCGGCTCTCAAAGAGAAGTTTCTTGACCAGATCGATCCGTTTGCGAACCGACCCGCTCATCTTGGTGACCGGGCTCAGGGTGATCCGGCCCTCGGTGTGCAAACGGATCAACTGATAATCGTAGGAATCTGAGTTGGACCGGTATTTGGTTGCGCTGGAGTCCGACCAATGACGCCAGCGAATCGTGGCGTGCCCGTAAAGTTCCTTGAGCAGGTTCTCCCAGAAATCCATTCGCTCGACGACCAGGTCCGTCAGGTCCGGAAGGCTCATCTGCCGATCCCTGACGACCACCTCGTCAATCACGTCGAACTCGGTCCTGTCCTTGCCCTCGCGCGGGCATAGGAACGTGACGGCGTGATTCACGTCGCCGGTGTCCCAGCCGGTGACCAGGGTCGTGGATTGTTTGCCCGGGATGATGATTTCCCAATCGTCCTCGCGCGGGGTCATGATGTTGCCCAGAACATGGACGTTCTCGTTCCAGACGTTCTCAAAGATCCCGCCGTTGACATCCCGTTCCCAAAGGCCAAGGACATAGCGGGCGAACTTGACCTTGTCATGGCGATACTTGGATTTGAGCGCGTGAACGTGCCGCGGGTCCAGGAAGGGGTTGTCTTCGAGCTTGAACCGGTAGTATTCGAAGAGATTGGCAAACTCCAGGTCGAAGGCTTCGCCGTCCGCCCCGACGTGCTGGAAGAAAAACCGGTAGATCCAATGCTCATCCCCAATCTCAGGCGGGTTGCAATCAAGGATCATCTGATGTTGCTCGAAAGGCTTGCCGATGATCCGAAGCTGATCGTCCAGGAGCGTGAACACGTCGGGATGCTCGAACAAGTCGGCTTCGGGCAGGTAGAACATCGAGTAACGGGTGCCCTTGAACTTGGCTTCCACGTCCGAGTCATTGGCCAGGGAATGGATCTGGCATTCGGACTCGCCCCCGTGGACGTTGCGAACCCGAAAGTAAGTCATCTTCGAATCGCCGGTCAGTCTGGGCTCGACCGTGTATTGGAAGCCCAAGGGCGACTCGAGCCACTGGCGCATGCCCGTCTTGTGCAGGATCAAGTCCTGCCAGACCCCTGAGCTTTTGATGGTCCGAATGGATTTGCCGACAATCGCCACCATGGCCCCGTCGGTTTCCCACAGGTGCCGGCAGATTTTGGAGACGACATTGGTAGTTTTGGAGGAAAGCCGGGGGCCGGTCAGAAGCAGGAACCGATGATAATCATTGAGGACCAGATAACCCTTTGGCACCAGGTCGGGCGCCCAATTGCCGTTCTTATCGATCATCGCAAAGCTTGCTTTCGACCACAAACCGTGGGAAACGTCAGTTTAGACGGTCCAAAATAAACCAGGAAAGCCAGCCCAATGCAAATCGTGATCGAAGCCGCCGACGTTTGGGAAGACATCAAAGACTGCAAGCCGGGGGACAAGAAAGTGGTCCATTTCACGGTCGATTCCAAGAAAGGGGAAGAGATTCGCGGGACCGCTACCGAAGCCTACTACGAGGACGACGAGGACGAGGACCAATACGACGAGGACGAGGACCGCAGGCCGGCCAAGAAGGAAATGCCCAAGGCCATCAGAATGATGAAGTGATGGCCCATGCCCGACCTCAAAGCCATTCACAAAGCGGGGGGAACCAAGGAAAAGCTGCGCGCCAAGTTCGACGGGGAAGCTCCCAAGCCGGGGTCCAAACTCGAAGAGTTCATTCTCACCTGCGCCAGTAGGATCAACGACGGTCTGAATTACAACTTTCGAGACGCGAAAATCTGGTGGGCAATCGATCAAGCCTACGATGTCAACCAGCGCCAGACTTCCTACACGCTGATGCAGGGGCTGGTCAACCGGCGCATCAACGACAACCGCGAGCTGGTTGCCCTGGCCAAGAACATGGGGATCGACAACATGCTCACCCCGATGACCAATTGCGGGAAGGTCGTTTGCGACGCCGCCGGCAACAAGGTCATGAAGTTCGACATCCCGACCTTTTTCCAAATCTACGTCCCACTGGTCCAGGCGTATCACAAGACGAGAACCGCCAAACTCTTCGTCGACCGCGACACTTACCCGCTCTATCCGTATGACCCGATTCGGTTGACCATGCGCGACCGACTGAAGGCTGACATCATCACCGGACGGGTGCAGCGCATGGCGTCGGACATGGGAGATCGCGCTTACGAACGGCAATCGATCCATCAAGCGACCCTGTACGGGTCCTGCCTGAATTTTCCCCTGGAAGACTGGTACACCGAACGGCAGGAGTACGACGGGAAAAAGAAGATCGTCAAGGAAGGCTTGCGCTACGCGCTGCCGCATCCCAGCCGCACCTTCTACGACCTGAGCCACCCACTTTCGACCATCAACAGCGACACGGGCGTTCAATGGGCGGGTTACTGGGACATCATCCGGTTTGGCGAACTGTACTCCAGCGATTACTACTGGAACAAGGACTCCGTCGGGGTCAAATACGGGAAGTATAACTGGCTCAAGAGTGATGGCTGGCGGCTTTACCAGGAACTGTTTCCCTGCCGGTTCCCGTTCCCGGAGATGGGCCTTGGCCGGGACGGCGCCGGCGAACAAGACCGATTGGACCGGGCCTTTTACAACGTGAGCGAAGACAGGGATCGGGCGGTTGTGTTGGTGCCGCTGTTCGCCAAGATAGTGCCCAAGGATTGGGACCTTTACGATTACGACGAACCGGTCTGGCATCGGATGGTGTTTGCCGCCGAAGACACGCTGATCTGGTGCGGACCCTTGGCCTACAACCCCTGCATCGCTTACCTCTACGATTACGATCAATCCCGAGCGTTCAATTCGTCCCTGGGTTTGGAACTGATGCCCTGGCAGGATCTGATGGGCAATTACCTGACCCAGTTACTGCTCTCGGTGAAGCAGAACTTGGCCAGCGCGGTATTCTGGAACAAAGACTTGCTCGACCAGAAGTATGTCGAACTGATCGAGAACCTGGGCGAGAAACTTTATCAGAAAACCAACTTCATCCCCTTCTCGAAGCAGGAATGGTCCTGGCAGAAGCAAACCGAGCGGGACGTGTTTCATCGGGTCGATTTTCCACGCCATAACACGCAGGAAATCCTGATGGCGATCAACACCATGCTGAACGTCATGGAACGGATGCTTGGTTACACGCCCGAGGAAGTGGGTGCGGCGGGGTCGGGCGAAGAATCGGCCACCAAAACGGCCATCCGGGATAAAAGCCGCGATGTCCGGCTGGGTTACACGGGCTCGTTCATCGACGAAGCGCGCCACGCCAAGAAGGTTCAGAAATACGAAGCGTTCATGGCTTACAGCGACGACGAGGTGTTCGCCGAAGTGGGCGACATGAACGAAGCCAAGGAACAGGAACTGATCGAGATGGGTTTTGAGATCGAGCAGTACGACGGCGCGAAACAGACCCGGGCCGGCGTGAAGGGCAGCAAGAAAGCGCTGGTCCTGGACGCGTTCGCCACCGACCGGGACGCAACCAACCGGTTGCCCGACCAGCGGATTGCCCAGATGATGATTCAGACCTTCCAGTCAATCTTTTCCAATGGCGCGATTGTCGAGCAGGTGGGTTTGAGCGAGCTGATCGATCTGTTCAACCAGATGCTTTATTACGCCGGGCTGCCGAAAGATTTCCGGTTGCGCGTGACTGGCGGGCAACCGCAGCAGGGCGGCCCGCAAGAGCAACTGGCGGCCATCCAGGAACAGTTGGCGGCGGCCTTGCAGCAGGTGCCGCAAATCGCCCAAGAGATCGTGAACAAGGAATTGACCGGCATGGGCGAAGCCATCAAGCAGGAAGTTGTGGCGCCCATCCAGCAGCAGCAGGCGCAAATGGGCGAGGCCATCGGCGCTTTGCTCAAGCAAGCACAAGAAGGCCAGCAACGCGACGGGATACAAGACGAGGCGATTGCCAGGCTCTTGCAGGTGTTCCAGGGGGCGGGACAATGAATTTGAACATCGAAGAAGCGTTCAAGGACCGGGTCATCCGGCTGAAAGAAGATATAACCATCCAGGGCGATGTCGATTTCGGGGGGCGGATCATCATCCAGGAACATCCGCCGAGCGAAGCGTTCATCACGACGCACGTGCCCACCCGGATCGCCAACGCAACCATCGTTTGCGGCACCCGCTTTTCGGAGATGCAGCCTGGCGTCAAAGCGAGGGCAATTCTCGCTCGGGATCGCTTGGTCTTGGAAAACGTCCGGTTCGAGAACCTTTACGGTTGGGGCGTCGAGTTGGCCGGGGTTCACTCAGGATCGCGTTTCCGAGACTGTCACTTGCAATACGAGAATGCAGGCCAGGCCGCCGGTCTCGGCTACTGCGGGATCTTTTGCGGGGGATATAATGCGGAAGACATCATCGTCGAAAATTGCCGATTCGACGGCGCGCATGCTGCGGACAACTTCGTTTGGCTCTCCAAAGGCGGGAACTTCCAAGTCATCGGCTGCCGGATCGAGAACTTTGTTCTGGAGGGGATTTGCCTGACAGCAGGTCCGGCTACGGTTGAGCGGAATTGGTTTCGGGCCGTGAAACCGCGAGCGGCCGCATGTGCCGCATTGCTGTGGGTGGACGTGCCGAACCGGAATCGTGGTACTGCTCACTATTCGCTGGAACCGCGCTTTCGGTTCATCAATAACGAAGTGTCGGGAGTCCCTTGCATGGTGAATGCCGGGCGCCCCGATGATCGGCTGATACCAATGGAGATGGAAGTCACCATCGAAGGGAACGGCTTTACGGTAGATAAAGACGCGATCTTTCTGGCGAATTGTAAGCGCGCGGACATCACCGGCAATTATGGGTCCGCTGAAACGTTCGTTCGAACAGTCTCCCGAACGAATGGGCCGCTGTGCAAGAATGTGTCGCTCAGCTACAACACGGTTCAGACGCGGGGGCGTTTCCTTGAAGTGTCGCAGGAAATCACCGGGTTAATGCGAGTCGAAGGCAACAACGCAGACACGGTCTCGGAAGATGGGGTTCATGTTAGGCTCGTCAAACCGCGAGGCGGCTACGCGGTGCAACTGCACGGGAATCGCGGGTTTCAGAAGGGAGCGCTTGGGTCATTCAAGATTCAGGAAAACCGCTACAAGGAATCACTCGGCGAGATTGCTTATTCAGACGGGAGCAAAGAGGGCGTCGAGCACAGCGTCGCAGATTACAGCTAGGCCGAGATGATCACAGTCACCCATGAACCACTATCCGCAGAGAAAGCCGCCAAGGTCAGGCGCTGGCTCGTGAGCGAAGAGCGTGCGTTGCTTGAGTCGGTCGTTCAGGGGGTCATCGCGGCGCACGAAGTTCAAGCGGTCAACGAGTCGATGGCCGAACCGCACGTGGTCATATCCGAGAAATGCCTATCGCCATCGAGCACCGTGATGGTCATTCAAGCGGCGCGGTATCAGATCTTCCTGGAAGTGCTGGAAGAATTCTCGAAGGACGAAACCCCGTTGCAAACCGTGAAATTACAAACCCATGGCTGAAACCACCCAAGAAGTTGCAGCGCCGGAAGAACCGACATCCAAGCAGATCCAGGACAAGCTTCAGAAACAAGACGGGTTCTGGAAGAGTTACCTGGACGATCCGGTGCCGGAGGAAACGCCCAAGGCCGAGGACGAGCCGAAGCCCGATCCTAAGCCAGATCCGGCGACGGAAACGGTAACCGCCGAAGATCCTGAACCAGAGCCCAAGCCCGAACCTGAGACCGAGCCGCGCAAGAAGACCCGGAAGCCCAAACCTGAGTCCGACCCGAATGAAGTCGCCCGCGAGATTGGCGCGACCATTGCCAGGGAATTGCGGCGACCCGCGGAAGCTCCAACCGCCAAGGAACCGACCGCCGATCCACTGGCCGGGATTCCCGACGAGTTCAAAAAGGACAAGCCGGTCTTCGAGGAAATGATCCGGTCCGACCCGGGCAAGTATGGATCCTTGAGCCGGCAGTTGGCCGATTACGCGACCAAGGAAGAACGGTATATCGCCAAGTGGGAGCAGGAAAATCCCGGAGTAACCTTCGATGGCGAGGACACGGTTCACAACGATTTCTATCGCGGCATCCAACCGAAGTTCGACCGGCACGATTTCGAGCGGGCCAAGGAGGAATTGATCGAGCGCAGGACCGAGGAACGAGTCATGGCCAGGGTCAACCCCGTCATCGAACGGTACGAAGCCAGCCAGAAAGCCGAGCGCTTGCAACCGGTCATCGCATCCGAAACGCTGGGACTGGTCCAAGCGGCCATTGAAGAGATCGCGCCCGAACACAAAGACCTGGGCAAGGACTGGAAAACAGTCGCGCAACTCGAAGAACACAGCCCGATGGCGGCGGATGTGATAACCGAAGTGGTCCAGCAAGTTCAACCGGTGCTGACGGCCGCCCTGCGGCTTTTCCAAGGAATCGACAAGTTCAACCGGACCAACCCCGCGCATGAGTATATCGCCACCCGGATCGATTCCGCCGAGAAAGAGATAACGCGAATGCCATCGGCGGATCGGCACGATCAAGAGGGCCGCATGTTCGCCACCCAGGCCGAGTACGTCCGAATGAACGCCGAAGAGAAAGCACGGCACTGGTATATCGACGAGCATCACATGAGCGCGATTTTGCAAGGCGATGCCAGGAAACTGTCCAAGGCCAAGTTCGAAACGCTCCAGAAACGATTCGCGAAATGGTCGGGAACAAATGGCAAGCCCGCCGCTACCGCGAAGCCAACCGCCGCGGCTCCCGCGCGAGAGTCCAGCGGCAGCCCGACGGTAACCGGACGGTCCACATTGCCGGGGGATGCGGGCAACAAGGGGGAAAAGGCAAAGACCGGGCGCGATTTGTTTTTCGATTCTCTTCTTGGCGCATAGTGATTCAAGCGAATGAACGCCCCCACCGGCGTTCGAAACTTGAATCAATATGGCCGGTTCCATCTCAGACCAAATTTTCGGCAAATGCGCGGTGGCGGCTTCGACCGACCTTGATCGGTGCGGCGCTGTTACCCTTTGCGAAATCTCACCCACCACCGAAGACGAACTGGAGAGCATCTACAAGGATGGCTCGGATCGTTGGCGTATCATGGGCGCCCTTCTCAAAGCCGATTTCACGGGCAAAGCCTGTCAGATTCGGCAATACGGGATGAGCGACTGGATCATGGCCAACAAGCGGGAGATGCCCCAGAAGAAGCTCTCGATCCGAAACCTGAACTCCGGTTTGGCCGAGGTGATGCCGTTCATCATGATGGACCGCAAGCACCCGATCAACAACGAGTATTGGGCGGTGTCCGATGGCGATGGCGCCGGGGGAACGATCAGCGGTTCGGCTTACGATTACACGGCCGTCGTGTCCAGCCAGACGGGTATCCCCGCCGATGTGCGCTGGTTCCCGGAGCGGTTGCGCGTTTTCATCAGCGGCAAGTCCGCCGGCGGCAGCGCGACTCGAACGGCCTGGAAAGTCGTTACCAGCCAGGAAATCGGCAACAACCAAGTCCGGCTTTATCTCACCAGCGAGAACAGCGCGTCCAACCTCGATAGCGCCAAGCTTTCCGATCCGACCATTGGTGTGTTGAGCCGCGGGACGCCCAACGTCAACGATTACGAGAAATACTGCGCGCAGATTCCCGGGCTGAACACGACCCAGAGCACGCCCTTCTGGTGGGAGTCAATTCGATGGTCACTCTGCGAGGATGATCTTTACCGGAAGTACGCCCAAGCCATCCGGGAGAACAATCCGTACTTCAAGAAGTTCGGCGATGTCGAGTCCGTGGAGATGAACCGCCAGGCGATGGACGACTTCCAACGCCGGCACGCCAATGGGTTTTTCTTCAACAAGAAACTGCCCAACCAAACGCTGACCAACTACGATCAGCTCGAGCAAATCCTCGTTCACTCCGACGACGAGGAAGGCAACTACCTTTACCTGCCCCACGAAGGACGGTGCATCGGGCGCCGGGCCAATGCCGAGGGGATTTACGAGCAGCACGCCGAGTGCGGCATGGTACGGGACCTTCAGAACAACGTTCTGAACCTGCCCGAGTTGTTCCGTGGTCTTTACAAGATCATGCGCATCCGGCAGTCCAACGGCATTCCGATGACCGACAAGGGGCACGGGCCGATCATCGAAGCGTTCACGGACAACTTCTACGCGACCCAGTTCGCGCAAGGGATCCTGCGCTATTTTAAATACAAATCCGAAGGGTTGCTACGGCTCAACCAGGATTTGGCGTCCAACAAGAACGCCGGGCCGATGGGATTCTTTTACACCCGGTTCGCGCTGGACTATCCGAACGTCGAACTGCGGATTGTCACTCACCCGTTCTTTGACGATCTGATCGATGCCCACAAGAAAGTGTCCTCGGATTTGGAAAGCGCGGGGCGCAACTTCTGGATTCTCGACTGGTCAACCAATTACCAGACGCTGCTCGGATCGAACACGGTCACCAACCGGACCGGCAACGTCCAGCGCCTGGCCGAGGTGTCCAACGAATGGATGTGCGTGATGAACGTGCCCAAGCGCTCGCAGCGGTTGTATTCGCTGGCTTACGCCAACGTGGCCGAGTGCCCGCAGTCCAGTCTGTTGCTCGAAAACATGAATTCGGAAGTTCCGGAACACGAAGCGGTCAGCGGTGAGGAAACCGATTACTATGGGTCGTACGACGCATAAGCTAGGCTTAGGTGGGTAAGGGTTCATAAATCCCGGAGTCGCCTGTTGCGGCTTCGGGTTTTTTTATTGATATGAATTATTTCAAGAAAGAGCTAATCAGCAACGCGCTCAGGCTGCCCAACGGCAAGGCGGTGCGCTTCGAGCGGGTCGGGGATGACACCGGACTACTCGCCACCGAAGACGAAGGGTTGATCGAGGAACTCAAGAAAGTGATGGCCAGAAAAGTCGGGGGCGTCACCGAAATTGCGCTCGAAGAATTCGAGGAGATAAAAAAAAATCCTCCCGCCAGGCCATCGAGGCTGAGGTCACTCGACGCGCGCTCGGTGCTAAAGCTTTTGCGAAAGCCCAACATCCCAAGCGCGGATGTCGCTCCTGTTAGTGAACCGTTAGTCGAACCCAGCACGCTGGTGACCGTGAGCAGCTTGAAGAAGTTGCGCGCCACCCGCGCCGCCGAACCCGCCGTGTAATGCCCCAACGCCACGAAATTCAGTTTGGCAATTCGTTCATCGACGAGATCGAGGACGATGACGGCGCCGTCGATTTGACGGCCGCCACGGTCGTTTTCCAGCGCCGGGAAGATTGCGGTGACATTACCGAGGCCGCCGCAACCGTTGTCGATGCCGATGCCGGCCAAGTGAGCATTGCGGGTGTCCCGGTCGGGGAATACGGGGTCCGATGGAAATACACCATCGGCGCGGTGGTCGCTTATTATCCGGCCAAGGGTTGGCACGCCTTGGTCGTCCGGGCCGTGGACGCCTGCAATACGTTCGGGCTGTTTCTGGACGAGGTAAAAGAGCGTGTCTTCCCCGAGGACGAAGCCGAGAACCTGATCGCCAACCACCGCGCTTACGCCGTGGACGGGCTGATCGATCTTCAGCAAAAGATTCGGTCCCTGCGCCAGTCGCACAAGGACAAGATTCCCCAAGTCGATACTTACCTGGAATGCAACGCCACGGTTTATGACGCCCCGCGCGGGTTTATCAAGCGGGTGTCCGTCGAGAAAGATTCGACCTGCTGCGGTCCGGTCGATTGCACGCCCATCGCTTACGAGGTGATGCGGTGCATTCTCAAGGACAACGAGACCTGCGGCGACATAGCCGAGCCTTACACGATGTACGAGGTTGGGGACGACTATATTTCCTACCCCGATTACGGCTGCCTTTACTACGCGGACTCGACCGGCGGCACCGACCGGAGCAACAGGCCATGCAACCGGGTGGTGGCGATCCACGAGGGCCTTCTCTACGTGTATCCCCATCTTCAGAGCGATGAACTGCTGGTGATCGAATGGAAGGGGATCAAGCGATCCTGGAAAGACACGGACGAAGTCGCGTTCGACCGCGAGATTGCCGATGCCCTCGAACATTACGTCGAGGCCAAGGTCGCGCGCCGGGAAGATTGCGACGCCCAGAAAATGCAGGTGGCAATCGCGATGTATGACGCTCTGGTGGCCAAGTTGATTTGGCAGGAACGAAACGAGAACGACATCGAGGAACCGTCCGTGCCGTGCTTTTCCAATTGCGATCCTTATTCCGGAAGGGTTATCTTGCCGGGCGTCACAAAGTAAACGGAATTGCAGCGCCGCAATCCTTCCGTTAACGGTGGGCCGGGCGCGCAAACATGACGACGAACCTTCCAGCATCACAGGACGCGATAGGAAAGCCGGTAGATACCGTGGCTTGCTGTGTCAAAGTTCTGATTCCCAAAGAGCTTTCTCATAGACTGGAGTCCCTCTACCGGCCCTGCCTCGATGCGGCAAGACGTATGCTCAAACGTCGCAACGAGTCTTCCACTAAGCACTACCCGGAAATCCCGAGCGTTTTGGCTAAGTCGCTAATTGCCAAATACCAGCGCAACGCCAAGTGCCGAAAGATCAGCAACCTGGTTCTGCCCATTTGTGGAGACCAAGGCCGAGTAATCAAGCTGACTCCGGAAGGCGTTCGCGTCCATGCAGTATTTGGCAAGGCGGTCATTCCGGTAGCGTTTTTGCGGCCCGTTGTTGGCCATCTTCGCCAAATAGAGTTCATTCGTCGAAATGGACAATGGTTCGGGGTGATTTGCCACAACACGCCAAAAGCTGCGCCCGTCACCGTTGACGGCTGTGTTGGGGTGGACAGGAACAGCGTCGGAAACGTTGCCGTCATGGCCGATCCGCAGACGGGAACGGTGCGCAAGTTCGGCATCAGCCCGGCTCCGACCAAGAAGGCCATGCGTGGCCGCAGAAAGAATTTGCAGAAGGCTGGAAAGTTCCGGCTGCTCTTCAAACTTCGGCGCAAACAACGCCGTCGTATGACGCACGAAAACCATTGTGCGTCCAAGTCCGTCATTGATTACGCCGCAAAGCATTGTCGCGCGGTGGCCATCGAAAACCTGGAAGGCGTTCATGCCCCCAAGTCCAAGATTCGCCGCTACAGCGAGAAGAACCAATGGGCGTTCGCCCAACTGGAAAACTTCATTCGCTACAAGGGCGCTTTGCGCGGTGTGCCCGTTATCGTGGTCGATCCGGCTTACACGAGCCAGACCTGCTCTCGGTGCGGGAGTATTCATAAGCCGTCAGGGAAGCTCTTTTCCTGCGGCACATGCGGACGAACTGCCCATCGGGATGTCAACGCGAGCTTCGTAATTGCGGAGCGCGGGCTGGCATGCATCGGTGGGGGTAGTGGCGGCCTTAACGTGTCGCCATTGCGACCTATTGGTGGTTCGCAAGCTGGGAAGGTAGGTGCTCAGTGAGCGCCGAGAACAACCAGAATCCCGCCGTTCACGGTAAGGAGCATCAACACCCCGCCAAGCTCGCCATCGCTCACCTGGCCAGACGACTCATCGAAGCCGGCCATCAGTGGAACACCTACGACCGGAGGGTTTACAGCAAGGGCCTGAAAACAGCCGGCGTCCCCATCGAAAAGCTTGCTGGAGCGTGCGCGTGCGCCGATACACGGCCAGTTGGTGGGCTGTCGCCGCGCTCCGGCATCCCTGATGATAGCCCTGTTCAAGAAAGAAATCCCGTCCAATCCGCTTTACCTGAGCAACGGTAAACGGTTGCGGTTTAT